TAAACAATGGATGGATATTATTGATTCTGTTATTAAAGCGGCTAAAGATGAAAATTTGGAAGACGCCAAAAAAATGATCGGTAAATATAAAGAAAAATTAAAGAAATATAGAAGTTGTGGTTTAGACAAAGGTGGAGAATTTTCTAACGAAAATTTGGTTTTTAAAGTCCTAAGAAGAAACGGATATATTGAAAAATTATTCGATTTTGACAATAAAAATATGGATGATAAACTGACCTTAAAAGAAGCGACAACCAACATAGGAGGATTATTCAAAACGGATGTAGAAAATGGTCCGACAAATCATTCAAAAAGACCTTTAGGTAATTGGCAATCGGACAACGCTTGGGATGTTTTTGCTCCTGCTGGAACCGTTGTTAATTCTTATACTGATGGTGTTGTCAGTAAAGTTAAATATAGTGATAAAAAATCAGGTAAAATATACGGAACTCAAGTAACGATTAAAGGCTCTGATAATTTTCCCGAAATATTTTATACTCACTTACAAAATGTAAATTTACAACAGGGTCAAGAAATTAAAGTTGGTGATAGAATAGGTGAAGTTTCTGATTGGTTAGATAATCAATCTGCAACACACGTTCATATTGGTTTACCGTATGGAAATGATTTAAAAGATTTGCTTAAAAATTCCGAACAAATTTTTAATGGAAAAAGTAGAGAAGATAGTACTGACGACCACGTAGGAGATTCAGACAATATTAGTGTTAGTCAGATAATTGTTAAATTAAAAAACGAAGTACCTGAATTTAAAGATATCACTAATGACGAAATCATTAAGAGATTTGACGAATCTAAATTTATTAAATCTTTTATTGATATATTATCAAATGGAGGAACGTTTGAGAATGAATCAAAAACAGGTAGACCTAAATTCAAAGAACCCGTTAAAAAAATTCAAGAGGCTTTACAATTTTTAGGTTTCTCATTACCTAAATGGGGAATTGATGGGTTATTCGGTCCTGAAACTGAAAAAGCGGTTAAAGATTTTGAAAAAAAATATGGTTTAAAAAATGATGGTAAGGTAGATGGTGAAGATATTAAATATATAATTTCCTTATTATTATTAAAAGGTTTTAAAGATGTTGAATTAGGTGAATTAAAATATGATTCTGAAACAACAATCAATGGTGATGTAGATTTTAGTAAAGCCGGATTTAATTCTACTCAAATAGGTAATATTAACTTAATAATTGATGAGATGAAAAATAAGGGAATAACTAACCCCTACACACAAATTGGTATATTATCTGTAATTGGTAAGGAAAGCGATTTTAAATCCTTTAAAGAAATGTCATATTCAAATACATCAAATTCAAGAATAAGACAAATATTTGGAAATAGAGTTTCAAAATATAGTGATTCTGAATTAAATGATATTAAAAAAGATGATAGTAAATTTTTTGACCTTGTATATGGTAAAGATTCAGGTGTTAAGTTAGGTAATAACCAGCCAGGTGATGGATGGAAATATATTGGTAGAGGATTTAATGGGATCACTGGAAAGGCCAATTATAAAAAATACGGAGATGCTGTTGGTATTGATTTAGTTTCAAATCCGGAATTATTGGAAGACCCCAAAGTCGCCGCAAAAGCTGCGGTATCATATTTTACTAAAAATAAATCTGTGTCTGAGATACCAAATTTTAACAATAAAGACGAATCGATTAAATATTTTTCTGATATAAACGCTGGAGGACAATCAAGTTGGGCTTTAGGTAAAGCCAAAGAATCAGGAGATAGGTTTGAGATTGCGTAATCATAAATTAATAAATTTTTAAATTATTTAATATTCTAATATATTTATATAAAAATAATTTTTTTAAAATTAAACAAAAATGGGAAATTTAAAGCCAATTGGAAGTGAAAAACTTCAAGGAATGGATAAAATAAATAGGATAATGGAAATTGCTAGATATAAAGAAAACAAGCCGACCCCTATTAATGAAACATCATCTAACGAATATAGTAAAGTGTTACCTGATGGTAATAAGTATGAGATAGTTAAAGAAAAAAACGGATATGTTATTAAAAAACAAATATCTGAAAATGTTTCTGACTATGTAGAACCAATGAAAAATAGAAAGTACTATTCTTCGTATTCCCAAGCGTTAAAAAGATTAAATTTAATTATTAAAGAAGTTAATTCTTTAACAGGTAATAAAAAAAATGTTTCATTATTTAACGAAAGTGAACTAGATGAAAAAGAAACTAAATATTACCTTAAATTAGACACTAAAGAACAGGCTGACCCTAACGTGGCACCCGCTCCGGCACCGGCGCCAGCTCCTGTACCCGCACCATCACCTTCGGAAGAACCTCCTGTTGAGGAGCCTCCTGTAGAAGAACCTATGGATACGGAAGATGTTCCTGAACCTGATACTGAAGGAGAAGATAAACCTGAAGAAAAAGTTACATTTAAAACCATACAGAAATTAACAGGAAAATTAGGTCAAAAATTAAGAGTACTATCTTCAGATGAAGAACAAGAAATGTCATCTAATGATGTTAAATATGTGATAAATTCAATATTATCCGCTTTAGATTTAGATAAATTGGAAGATGAAGATAAAGAACAAATTATGTCCAAATTTGAAAGTGAGGATTTGGGTAATGAGGACAACGTAGACAATAACGTGGAAGATATGGGTGACGAAGAAGTTTCTGTGGAAGAACCTCAACCACCTTTAGAAGAACCTGCACCTGAAGAAATGGGTGAAGAAACTGAAGATGTTGAGAAAAAATTGATGGATGTTTTTAGTGAAGATGAGAACTTTGAGGACGATAGATTTTATAGATTCTTGAAAAATTCAGGACATAAAGAATATGGTGATGATGAAGACGATATTTTAACAAAACCTAAACCAGTAACTAGACCTGATATCGATATAGACCCTGATTTCGATCCTTTTAAAAATCCTGACCCTAAAGATGATCCTGAAGCTAGAATGCGTAGCAGAAGAAATAGACATAATTATAAAATGTTTGACGATGAAATGGAATCTGATTCATTGTTTTCGGAGTCTAAAGTCGATTCTATTTTAAAAAAATATTTTAAAATAGATGAAAAGGAGAAAAAAATGTTACAAGAACAAAAACAACCGAATAAAAAAGAATTGATTAAGAAAATTAAACAATTATCTGAAAACATTGTTCAAGAGGTTGCGGTAACAAAATTATTAACTGAAAATAAAAATACAAAATTATTAGGTAAAACTAATAAAAATAATATAGTTGTTAAAGTTGGTAATAAAGAAGTAAAAATTTCACCTGACGGGAATACAATATGAATCACTTAATTTATGTTAATGAATTAGGTCCTAATTATAAAGGAGATAATATATATGAATTTATTTTCTCTGATAATTTGGAAGGTGTCTGGGGAGATTCTTGGGAATCAAAACCGGCAAATGGTTATCCATCACCTCCTGATTTAGAACATATAAAAAAAGTTGGAGTATTAAAAAATAATTCATTAACTTTGTCAGTAATTCAGAAATCGGATTGGTTTTCAATGGTCGACTCAATTGATAATGTAATTGCATTATCTTGGGAAAATGATGATAATGAGACAAGTGTTAATTTTGACCACGTTAAGAGATTGGTATTCCATTTTGGTGAAACTGAGGAATCTGTTAAAAATAAATTGTATGAACGAGATATTGTTCTTGAATTTGAAAAAAAAGTAGTATATGAAAAATAACGAAAAAAAATTATTCCTTATTAAAAATGGTTTAAGTATTAATTTGGTAACTGATCTAAATGAAGGTCAGGTTAACTCTTTATATAAAAGAATTGTTGAATCTAAAACAGGAGAAAAGTGCGCTTGTGGGTGTGATAAAGACACTTGTAAATGTGGTCCTGAATGTAAAAAATGTGATTGTGGAAAAAAGAAAAAACAAGAAACTAAAGAACAAACTTTACCTCAAAATACCACAAAAGTTGATAAAGTTATGACAACTTACAAGGTTGAACCCGGTAAAAAAACTATGATAAATGGTGTTGAGATTGACACAACTGGTGGACAAACAAAAGTAACCCCAATGAAAGAAACTGAAAATATTGATGGTGAAATAGACGAAAAATCAGTATCTCAGAAACAACAAGAATTTTTTGGTGTTGTTAGATCAATGCAAAAAGGTAAATTACCTAAAAAAGGTAAAGCCGGTGAAGCCGCTGACGAAATGTCAAAAAAAGATGTTAAAGATTTTGCGTCTACAAAACACAAAGGTTTACCAAAAAGAAAAGAAACTAAGGAAGGTTATTTTGATGCGGTGTCAAACGCATATTATAAAAATATGTCCGAAAAAATGAATGAATTACCAATTAACGTAACTTTTGAATCTAAATTAGAAAAAGATATTAATGATATTATTGAGTCTACGTTATACCCTAAAATGAGTAAAAGAGATTTAATCAATTTAATTAGAGAAAATAGTCCTTTAAATCCTGATACTGAAGAGGAAACGATTACAAAACCAAAAACTCCGACTAAACCTGAGATTAACCCTGACTTCGATCCTTTTACAAATCCTGATCCTAAAGATGATCCTGAGGCGGAAGGAAAAGATTTTTTTGTATCAATGGCTAAAGATATGGGATTAATAAGAAATTAAAATTTATATTGAGATGAATTTAAATACTAAAATTAGTGAAATTAAGAAAGTTGGAAAAACTTTAGAAAAAAAATTAAACAATGAGGGTTTAACTAAAATCGAAAAGAATGTTTTAAATGAAATTAGACAATTCTTATCTGAAGATGTTCCTATGAGTTTTGACCCTGAAGAAGTTGGCGGAGCAAGACCTAGTAGAGGGGTTCAAAGTAAAATAGAGGGAGGGAAAACTCCTTTAAGTCAATTAGGTCTAACTCAAGAACAAGTTGATTTTTTCACTTCTGAGGCGTTTAAATCCTCAATAAAGAAAATGGAATCTTTGTTAGGTAATTATTCAGGTGTAGAAAGGTCTTTAAGTACGGCCAATAGAAATCTTAAAAAAGATGCTCAAACCGCATTTTCTTCATTATATTCATTAGTGGGAGAACTATTAAATGAATTAACAAGTTTACAATATCAATACCAAACAGAATTAGAAGAAATTGCTACCGAAGCGGTTGAAAAGGCGATGGGTATTGACAGAACTTTTTTTGATAAGAAATTAAAATTAGATGGTAAATTTTCAGGTTTTCTAAGTAAACTTGAAGGAATGAAAAATAGAGTTGAAAATGTATCGGAAGATGAGATTTTAAATAAATTTGCTAATATAGATAAAGAGAAAAAAGAAAAGTTAGAACAACTTAAAAAAGATTTTGAGGAGATGGGTGCAGATTTTGATGAATCGAAAGCTAAAGAAGCCATCGACTCAACTTTTAAAATGTCAGATGAAACAAAAAAAGAGGCTAAGAAAGAATTTTCTGACGAAGTTTCAAGAAGGATGATTATTAATTTATTTAGACGAGGAATGTCAATTTATTATGATAATGCTTATGAAATATGTAAAGACAAAATATTAGCATTACCTGATGGAGAAAGATTATTACAAATCTCAAATATGGTACAACCAATAATGGTTCATTTATATTGGTTATTTTCTGACATCGGTTCTATAGGTTCTTCAGGTGGAGGTCAAATTGGTCAAATACAAGTAGTCCCTCCAAGTCAACCATCAAGTCAAAATGACGATGAAGATGAATCATCATTACCTAACGACAAGGAAGATAAAAAACCTGAGACACCACAAGGATCACAACAACCTCAAGGACCATTCGTTATTAGAGCAAGAGCTATGACATTTCCTTTAATTGTTCACGAATTAATTAAAGGTGTTATTATGTTCTTTACTTCCGCGGGCGGAACAGATAATGAAAAAGGTCAATTAGCTAAAAAACAAGCAACCTCATTAGAAACCGAGGCATATGATTTAACTTATAGTGAAAAATTTTATGAAGAATTTTATAATTTATTTAAAGAAATTGTTCCTGATGTCCAAGAACAAAGAGATTTAACTCCATTTGTTTTAAAATTTATTTCTGAAGAGAAATATGAAAAATTATTAGAATTGACAAAATCTTTATTTACTTTAGGATTATCTTCAGATTTTGCAAAAAGTTATATTGAAAGTTTGGTTGAAAAATCAAGAAAATTAATGAAAACTATGGGTCAAAACCCTTCTTACCTCGAAAAGAAACAATATAAATCTCCTGAACCACCTAAAAAAGATGATGAAGAAGAGGATAATTGGGATGAGGATATGAGTTGGTTGGATGACGAAAATTAAATATGTCTTTAACTAAAGAACAAGTTTTATTAGAATATGTGAAGTGCGTAAAGGACACCCCTTACGCACTTCGTACTTATTTACAAACCTACGATAATACCGTATCAAAATACGTTCCATTAGAATTATTCCCAGACCAAATTTCATTACTTGAAGATTTTGAAAAGTATAATGAAAATATTGCGTTAAAATATAGACAGGCTGGAGTATCAACGGTTACCGCGGCTTGGGCGTCTAAAAAATTAGTTTTAGCACAAAAAACAAAACCTGAGAAAATACTTATAATTGCAAACAAATTAGACACATCTCAAGAGATGGCTAATAAAATAAGGACATTCGTTTCTCAATGGCCTTCTTGGACGGGTATTGATTTTTCTCCGGAAAAAAACTCCCAAAAACATTACAAATTAACAAATAATTGTGAAGTTAAGGCGGTTGCAACATCAAAGGATGCTTTAAGGGGTTTTACACCAACAATACTTATATTTGACGAGGCGGCATTTATCGATGCTGATAGTGATTTTTGGGCGGCTTGTATGGCATCACTTTCTACTGGTGGTAAAGTTATTGTTATTTCCACGCCAAATGGGTTTGACCCAATTTACTACGAAATTTATGACCAAGCTTTAAGAAGTATGAATGACTTCAAAATTTCTGAAATGTTTTGGTTTAGAGACCCAAGATATACTAAAGATTTATATTTTGTTAAAACTGACGATATTGTTCATTATCTTTTAAATAAAGAAGACTATAAAAATAATGAAGTTGTTAATTGGTCAAATATTGATTTTGACGATCGAAATTTTGAAGATGCTAAAAAACTAATGAGTGAAGGTTTTAAACCTTGTTCTGATTGGTTTGAGAGGATGGTTAAAAAATTAAAATTTGACAAACGTAAAGTATCACAAGAGTTAGAGTGTAATTTCTTAGGTTCAGGTGATAACGTATTTGATTCAAAATTATTACAAAAAATACACGAGACATATGTTAAAGAACCTGTTAATAGAATGATAGGTAATTCTCTATGGATATGGAAAGAACCTATTATGGGTCATAGATATGTTATGGGTGTTGATGTTAGTAGGGGAGATAGCGAAGATTTTAGTTGTTTTCAAATTATCGATTTTGATGAAAGAGAACAAGTTGCTGAATATATCGGAAAATTACCTCCTGATAATATGGCGGAAATTTGTTTTAAATGGGCTAATATGTATTCCGCATATATAGTTGTCGATATAACAGGAGGAATGGGAGTATCCACATCTAGAAAACTACAAGAGATGGGATACAAAGATTTATACGTTGATGGTGTTGATATTACAAATAAATGGAAGTACGTTCCAAAATCTGCGGAAAAAATACCAGGAATTAATTTTAACAACAAACGGGTTCAAATAATTGCCTCATATGAAGAAGCATTAAGACACGATTTTAAAATTTATAGTAATAGATTATTCAATGAAATGAATACATTTATTTATATAAACGGAAGACCCGACCATCAGAAAGGTCATCACGATGACTTAATAATGTCAATTTCTATGGCAACATACGTTGCCGAATCTTCTTTTAGTAATTTAACTAAAGTTTCAGAACAAGCTAAAGTTATGATTGAATCTTGGGCGGTAAGTAATAATGACACAATTACAGAACAAATATCATTCAATCCCGTTATACCTGTTAATACTGATAGGTCAAATCTTAGAAACGAACAAATAAGTAAAGACGATTATTTAAAATATTCTTGGTTATTTGGTCGTAGATAATATTTATATAATATTATGGGATTATCAAGAAGAAAAAGAAGCCCCGATAGATTTATCGGTGGTAGTAAATTAAATGTACCCGGACAAGGTATTTTTAGTGTTAAATTAATCGATAACGATAAAGAACCTGTGGGTCCTCAGGATAAAACCAAATCTCATTCAAGACCAAAACCTGAAACTACAACAACCACAACTACAATACCTGTGGTTGACTATAAACAATTCCAAGATTATGTATTTTTTGAATTTATGGATGGGGAACAATATGATTTCCAAAATTAAAATATTTATCAATAAAACTTTAAAATGGCAATATTAACAAGTAGAATTCAAGCTTCAGGAGTAACATTAGATGATTTAATTCATATAGTTATAACAAGTGACCAATCACAAAATCCTGCAGGTTCATCATATAAAGCGACTATAGGTCAAGTTTTTGATTCACTTTCTTCATATACTTTTACAAATTTATCAGTTAGTGGAGATTTAAATGTTTCAGGAAATACAATATTAAATAATGTTATTACAAATACGTTATCCGCTACAACTTATTTAGGTTTGCCTGGAGATATCTTTATAACAGGAGGTACTTTCGATAAAAATACGGAAACATTAACTTTAGATAGTAGTAGCGGATCTCCAATAACAATTACAGGGTTTACCGATACCTACGTTACAGGTTTTACATATGATGATGCAAACACAATAACATTATCACAAAGTAATGGTCAAAGTAGTGGTGTCACATTAAATACTTTTACAGGATTAACTATAAATGGTGGATTAAGTGCAACGAGTATTTCGGCAGACACTTATTATAATTTACCGTCTTTTACAGGTAACACTTCTGGTGATTGTATTACCGATTTATGGGTATCAAACGTATACGGTTGTTCACCAATAACAATTCACGATTCGGTACAATCAGTCGGCTCAACCGCTTTTGGTATTCTATCAACCGCTTTTGGTAATAACACAAAATCAATTGGTAACTATTCTCACTCTGAAGGTGAAGGAACAATCGCGAGTGGCGATGGTAGTCATGCTGAAGGTAATAGTACAACATCATCAGGAACTTATTCTCACACCGAAGGTAATGGTACAACCGCTGGATTTAAAGCGTTTGTTGTTGATAGTGTTGTTGATGGTGTAATAATCTTGGATTCAATCTATGGTGATGTTGTTTCAGAATTGAATAATTTTTATACTAGAGTTTTAACTTCTTATGTTGATAAATTTTACAATTACAATACCATAACGTTTTCTTCTGGTAATACACGAATATTTTTAACAACAACTGGTTTAACCGAATCCGGTGGATGGGTTGTTAGTGAATTTAACCTTAATAGTCCATTGGCCAATTATGTTTTAGGTAATTTTAGTCACGCGGAAGGTGGTGAATCAAAAGCTCTTGGAAATGGTAGTCATGCTGAAGGTGGCAATTCAATATCGATTGGTGAATATAGTCACGCTGAAGGTATTGACACCATGGCTATTGGTGAATATAGTCACGCTGAAGGTGCTGGTACAATCGCTGGTGGCGTTGTTTCACACGCTGAGGGTAGTGATACGCAAACGTTAGGTGAATCTTCACACGCTGAAGGTTATCAAACAATTGCTGGAGGGTCAAATTCTCACGCTGAAGGTGTAGGAACAATCGCGAGTGGTAATACTAGTCATGCTGAGGGGTATTATACGGAATCATTTGGTGATTTTAGTCACGCTGAGGGTCAATATACAATAGCATCGGGAAACAGCTCTCACTCAGAAGGTATTAGTACAACATCGTTCGGTGAAGCATCTCACGCTGAAGGATTTGGCACTACAACATCTTTTAGAGGATTTCAAGTTTCTGGTGATACTTCAGGTGGAGTTTTTAAATTATCTCCGTCTTATGGAAATGTTACCAGTGCATTTACCACTAACCAGTATTTGGTGATTTCAACAAATGGTTTATATGCCAACGCGGTACCAATGCTAATTAAAAATTTAACATTTAGTAGTGGACAAACAATAATAACAACATATAAATCAATAAATTATTCTAACCCTATAATCTCATCCATAGATAACTTAAACGACCAAAATGCAAACATTGTTTTAGGTGGTTTTAGGTCTCACTCAGAGGGTATCTTTACCAAGTCGATAGGTTCGGCTACTCACTCGGAAGGTAATAATACTAACGCGGTTGGTGAAAATTCTCACGTTGAGGGGTATTATACCAACGCCTTTTCTAACGCGTCTCACGCTGAAGGTTATGAAACAATTGCTGGTGGTACTAGTAAATGGGTAAATATAATGGTTGGTGAAAAAGCTCACCATTCCGAAGGGTCTGAAACCCAATCTATAGGTAGTTATTCACACTCTGAAGGTGGTGGAACATTCTCTATTGGACTAGCGTCTCATTCTGAGGGGCAATTTACATACTCGGTCGGTGATGGTTCACATTCTGAAGGGGGGGATACAACGTCTGGTGTATTTGCGTTTTCTGTTTTTAGTGCTAATAATACTACAATATTAATTAATACTAACGTAGATTTAAGTAATGAAATATATGGTTTTGGGTATTTATTTGTTAAGACAACCCCCCAATCTCCAACATTTATTAGTAAATGGATGAAAGTGATTATAACTGGAACCACTTTTTATTCCGGTACTTCTAAGTTTGAGATAAGGACATCCACCACATCATTACCAGCCATTTCATATGTATTTCACGATTTAAATCGAGTGCCGTTTAATGGAATAAGACTATCTTCTGATTTTTCTCATTCTGAAGGAACTAAGACCACTACAATAGGCGATTCTTCCCATTCTGAAGGTTATGAAACAATTGCTGGAGGGTCAAGTTCTCACGCTGAAGGGCGATTTACATTTTCTAACGGAGAAGGTTCTCATTCAGAAGGTATTTATACGGACGCTGTAGGTGATTATTCTCATACGGAAGGTAATGAAACAACCTCGATTGGTGAAGGGTCTCACTCGGAAGGATATCAAACAACCACATTAGGTCTCTATTCTCACTCTGAAGGTGCGGGTACAATTGCATTAGGAGACTACCAACACGTATCGGGTAAATTTAATTTAACCGCAACAACTGAAGGTTCGTTTATTGTTGGTAATGGTGACGATGATTTAAACAGACGTAATTTATTATTTGTTGGTGGTACTGGGTCAAACGGAATAGTTAATGTTTCTGGAAAAACAATAACAACAAATCTACAAGTAACATCGGGAGCATCAACTGCTGGTTATGTATTAACTGACTCAGATGGTACGGGTAATGTAACTTGGTCACCAGTTAGTGGATTAACGGGGTCGGTAAAAAAATATTCAACAACACTAACATCACCTTCTGGTGGGACACATACTATAACACATAACTTAAATACTACTGATATAAGTGTTTCTTTATGGTTAGTAACAACAGGTGATTTAACAAACGCTAGAGTTACTAATAGACAAAATAATAGCGTAGATATTATTTTTTCAATATCACCAAGTGAAGATATAAGAGTTGTAATAATAGGTTAAAATTTAAAATAAAAGATATGTCAAAAATTTTTGATTCAATTAAGGTGTATGGTAGCGGAACGACAAATAGTTCTTCAACACTTGACACATATGATAGTAGTGGGACAACCACATTCACAATAAAAGATGGTGGTAATGTAGGTATTGGAACATCCTCTCCTTCAGAAAAATTAGAAGTTATTGGTAAAACTAAAACAAATACGATACAAATAACTCAAGGTGCCAATATAGGATATGTGTTAACCGTTATAGATATGAGTGGTAATACAAGTTGGGAACCTGTTGTAACAGGAGGTACGGTCTTTCAACCGGTGACTTTTAATAGTGGTGTAACCTCAACTGAAGTTATTACACCTAAAATTAAAACAAATGAAGACATTAAATTTACTTCCGCAATACCGGGAAAAAGAGTAAAATTTTCTTCTGACGAAAAAACTTTCATTAATTTAACAACAGGTGATATGTCGGTTGGTGTTACCTCCGCCAGTGCTAGAATGCACATTGCGGGAACCACTAACGATTCTTCACAATACGCGGTAAAGGTTGAAGATAGCGGTGGTACAACTAATTTTTCTATTAGGAATGACGGACAGGTTCAGATGTTGTATGCTAAAAGTAGTTACTGGAGTTCAAACTCCCCAATGTTTATTAATAATAATGACGAAGGTAATGTATATTTTGGTTCACTAAGTGCAATTACCGTAGATGTTTTTAATCTTAGAATAGGTATTGGAACTTCAACCCCAACTGAATCACTTGACGTTACAGGAAATACAAAAATAGGTGGAACTCTTAATATTGGAACAATTGGTGGGGGAAGTCCAATTATTAACTTAGGTTTAGATAGTAGCGGAAATGTTGTAACAGGAACTACGGGGTCAATGTCAATAAGCGGAACGGGATTTTCAATTAGACAACAATTGACTGGGGTGAATCCGTCTCCATCAACAACTTATTATTCAACCGTGGTTAGTTCAAGTAGTTTGTTTTTAAGTTCAACATTAAACAAATATAAAATACCATTTAATTCAACTTTAATTGGTTGTACAATAACTTCATACGTATTAGGAAGTAGTGGGTCTAACGAATTATCGGAAGTTTATCTTAGAATAAACGATACAACAGATGTTCTATTATCAAATGCGGTATCTTTTAGTGGTTCATCCCCTTTAATGTACTCAGTTACAAATTCAGGACTTACACAATCAATAAACGCGAATGATGAAGTTCAAATAAAATGGGTAACCCCAAATTGGATGTCAATACCATCATCTTGTGGTATTTTTGTTGACTTACATTTTGTTAAAAATTAAAAATATGAGAATAGAATACGAATATGGTTTATTAAAACCAGATGGAACACCAAGAGAAGGTTGTAATAAAATAACTTACAATGATGAAGGTGAAGCGATTATGAAAGAATATTTACCTGATGGTCCTCCAAAAGGAAATGCCTTACAAGCTGTTTTAAATGCAACTCCTGAAGAATTAATTGAGATAAAAAGGATATTGGGTATAATATAATCCGTAATTATAATCGATATTTTAAACTATTTAATTATAAAGATTTAAAGTTAAAATTATTAATATGGAAAATAATAATGAAAAGAATTTAACGGTTTGGCAAAGATTACAAAGGGCGATGGGTCCGAACGCTTTGTTAAATCAGGATTACCCTGTATATAAGTTCGACAAAGAACAATTACTTAAAACAACGTCAAAACAAGAATACGAAAGAGAAAAGTTAGAGGCTCAACAAACCTTCTTCCTATCAAATCAATGGGCAAAAATTGAGAGTAACTTATACACTCAAGCGGTTTATTACGAACCAACGAGATTAGCGTCATTTTACGACTATGAAAGTATGGAATATACTCCGGAAATATCGGCAGCTTTAGATATTTACGCTGAGGAATCTACAACCGTTAACCAAAATGGTTATATGTTACAGATATATTCTGAATCAAAAAGAATTAAATCCATATTAGCCGACTTATTTAATAATGTTTTAGATCTTAATACCAACTTACCAATGTGGATTAGAAACACTTGTAAGTATGGTGATAATTTTGTTTATCTTAAACTAGACCCTGAAAAAGGAATAATTGGTTGTATGCAATTACCAAATATTGAGATTGAACGTTTAGAAAGAGGAATGCCTGCGAAGTCCGCGAGAATGGAAGAACCCCAAGAAAATAAAGGATTGAGATTTAAATGGAAAACTAAAGATATGGAATTTAATTCTTGGGAAATTGCTCATTTTAGATTATTAGGTGATGATAGAAAACTTCCATATGGAACATCAATGCTGGAAAAGGCTAGACGTATCTGGAAACAATTATTGTTATCTGAAGATGCTATGTTAATTTATAGAACATCGAGAGCCCCTGAAAGACGTGTATTTAAAGTATTTGTTGGTAATATGGACGACAAAGATGTTGAGCCGTATGTACAACGTGTTGCGAATAAATTCAAAAGAGACCAAGTTGTAGATAAAAATACGGGTAATGTTGATATGAGGTTCAATCAAATGGCGGTTGACCAAGATTATTTTATTCCTGTTAGAGACCCGACCAGTCCAAACCCTATTGAAACATTACCGGGAGCTCAAAATTTAGGAGAAATTGCCGATATTGAATACATTCAAAAGAAATTATTAACCGCATTACGTGTTCCTAAAGCCTTCTTAGGGTTTGAAGAACCTGTTGGTGATGGTAAAAATTTATCTTTAATGGACATTAGATTTGCTAGAACAATAAATAGAATTCAAAAGTCTATAATATCCGAATTAAACAAAGTTGCAATTATTCATTTATTTTTACTAGGTTTTGAAGATGAGTTATCTAATTTTATGTTAGGACTTACAAATCCATCAAAACAAGCCGATTTATTATCGGTTGAAATTTGGAAAGAAAAAATATTAGCGTATAAGGACGCAGTAACCGCAGATCAATCAGGTATTGCACCGGTATCGTTCTCTTGGGCTAAGAAACATATTTTAGGATTTTCGGATGAAGAAATTAAACTTGATTTACAACAACAAAGAATTGAGAGAGCTGTTGGTGCTGAGTTATTAAATTCCGCAACAATAATAACTCACACAGGTATATTCGATAATGTCGATAAATTATATAAACAAGTTACAGGATCAACATCTTCTACCGCAACACCTCCACCGCCACCTGAAGAAGGAGGAGAAATGGGTGGAGGAGCTCCACCGCCACCACCAGAAGCTGGAGGAGGACCTGGATTAGCCCCGGAGTCAAAATCTAAAAGTAATTTAAATATTTTATTAGAGAGTGATTCATTAATAGGTGACGATTCTTTTATTGATTTATCAAAAGCGAGAAATTCTTTAGGAGAAATGGAAGAACAATTAAAAAATATACTTAGAGACTGATATTTATAATAAAAAATAATAAAATGAGATTCGGAATTATAAAATCAAAAATAGAAAAAGTGTTATTAGAGTCATATTCAAAAAACACTTTTAAAGAAGAAATTAAAAAATTTAATTCTTTAGTATTAGAAAATAAAAATATAAGTAAACTTTTTTATTTATATGATGATTTAAGTTCAAATAAAGGACTGACTGAAAACGTTGCTAAAGATTATATTAATGAATCTATTAAAATTTATGAAAACACTTTAAATAAAATAAAAGAAAGTGATTTTATTAAAATTAATGAATGGGTTAATAATGTAAAAACAAATAATGAATATGAAAATATTGATAATATTTTCAATATTAGCATTCTCAATTTAGAATCAAATATTAAAAGTAAAAACATTATTGTTGAGGGTCTTACAAAGACTGAAGAAAAATCCAAAGAAGTTTTAAATATTCCTTTAAGATCGATGATTAATATTGCAAACAAAGCATTTGCAAATTACGTTGAGTCTTTAAATGAATCGGAACAAAAAGAATTTAAATCATTAATACAAGAAAGTGATGATTCTTTATCATTAAAATACGATTTAATTAAAGAATCTCTAATAGAAAAATTAAATGAATTGAAGTCTACCGAAAACGATGAATCGGTAGTAACAAAAATTGATGAAACTATAGAAAAGGTTAATTCCGAAAAGTATAGTAAAATTAATTACGTTAGATTAAAATCTTTAAAAGAAAATCTTTAATCGTTTGATTTAAATTTTTTCTGAACGTACTGAGCTTTCTTAATCTGTTCTCTAATGTGGACAGATTTTTTTTTGTGTTCTTTTCTGTCAATTAGTTCTGATTGTTGTCTTGTCTTAATTACTTTACTCTTGTAAATTTTTAACGCCTTCTCTAATGGCATGTTATTATTTAATTTTACAATTATCATATTGTTATATATATCTTGTTTGTTTGATTTTTTTTTGACTATGGTATTAAATATACTTATTATTTTTTAAAATAAACTAAAAAAAATGAAAACGAATGAAAAAAGGGAAAACCTCAAAAATTCAGGGGTTTAAGAGTATGAAGGTTATGTACGGAACCGTTGACTCTGTTAATTTTAAATCCATCTATCTAAACATTCAAACTTGGGTAACACCAATAAAAGAAAGTGAAAATTGGTCAAGGATCGTCTTAAATATGTCGAGACAAATAAAACATTTAATTTTTGAGTTACTCGATAGAGAAGTATTTGAAGAGAGTTTTATTGTTGATTTAGATTTAAGGTCTAGCGGTATAACACAAGGAAAAAAATCTTTTATGAGTTTAGAAATTAATTTTTACCTTAAAAAAACAGAATTAGATTTTAAATCATCTTACTTTAAAAACTACTTTAAGAAAATGTCAAAAGATATTAATAATTTTGTATTTTCAAAAACAGATTACTTTGAATATAGTCTTTCCAAATCAAAAAAAGAATTAATTAAACAAAGTTAAACTATCAAGTATTTATATAGTATATTAACTTTAAAAAAAGTTTAAATCATGCACATAAATACAAAAAATGAATTAGGTAAAAAATTAATTCTTATTGAGGCTGATGCCGGATACATCTCACCTAATGACGTAAATAATAAATATATTATGGAGTCTAAACAGATGTTAGATCATTCAAAACCATTTGAATTTTACGCTGTTTTACAAAAGTACAATACTCCAAATAGAAATGGTAGAATTTATCCTGAGAAAATATTAAAAAGAGAAGCGGAAAATTATAAAAAGATGATTGAGAAAGGAACTTCTTTATCGGAGTTAAACCATCCTGAATCATCTTTAATTGACTTGGATAGAGTGTCTCACATAATTACTGAAGTATGGTGGGATGGACCTGTTCTTATGGGTAAATTAAAACTTTTAACATCACCAGGATTTCACGAAAGAGGAATTGTATCAACTAAAGGGGATATGGCGGCCAATTACCTAAGACAAGGAGTAACACTTGGAATTTCTTCAAGAGGGGTTGGTTCACTTAAAAAAGTTGGAGAGCAAAATGAAGTTCAAGATGATTTTGAATTAATCTGTTTTGATTTGGTTTCATCTCCATCAACACCTGGTGCTTATTTATTCTTGGATAAGAATGATAGATTTAAATTTGAAGAGAATATTGAAGAAGAACAAAAATTAAGAGATACAAAAAATCTTGGAGTAAACGACAAAACAATTGACTTAATGAAAAAATTATCCCATTTTTTGGATAAATAATTAAGTTAAATGAATTTCATAGATCAGTTCGTTTTAAATAAAGATGTTGTATTTGTTGGAGAATTTATTAAAAACGAAAACAAAACAAACTTATTAAAATTTAAATGGAATATTGACTCTACCGCTAAAAAAAATAAAAGCGGTAGAGTTTATTTTTTTATTGAGGTTAATCCTGACAACACAAAAGACATTTTAAAAATCGGAAAATCTTCTGACAAAAGCGGTTTAAACGGAACAATAGGATTCTATGTTAACACACTATCTGGAACTCCAAGTATGACAAGATACGCGGTTCACAATTTAATTTATAGAAAACTACAAGAAGATAAAAAAGTTTTAGTTTACTGCAAATTTTCAAATTCAATTAAGACAAAAATAAAAGGAATATTTGAAGAACACGAATCTGAAATTCCGTTGGATATGACATACGTTGAGGAACTATGTTTAAATGAATATCGTGAAAAGTTTTTAAAATATCCTGAATGGAATTTTCAAGAAAGTAATACACAAATACCTTTTGATTTATTAGAAAAATATAGTATGTTTATGGAAGATAAAAAAAATAATAAAATTAAATGAAGACACCTTTAAGATACGCGGGAGGAAAAACAAGGGGAATTAAATTTATTACCCCCTTTGTTAAAGGTTACGATGAAATATATTCACCATTTATTGGTGGAGGTTCTCTTGAGGTTCATTGGGCGTCATTAGGAAAAAAAGTATATGGTTTTGATATCTTTGACGTATTGGTTAACTTTTGGCGAGTTTTATTAGAAAATCCTATTGGGTTATCTGAAAAACTATCAGAAATAAAACCAACACAAGAAGAATACTCAAGAATAAAAGAAATATTATTAAATTGGGACAACACACAAACATTATTATCAAATTGGAAAACTGATTATTATAAAAGAGATAATGTTATTGAATTAGATGACATAACCGCTGCGGCTTATTACTATTTCAATCATAATACTTCTTATGGTCCTGGTTATTTAGGATGGGGTTCAAATGTTTATCTAACCGATAAAAAGTGGGAAGGTATGATTACCAAAATAAAAAAATTTAAATTACCTAATCTACAAGTTAATCAATCGTCATTTGAGTCGGTAATTGAAAATAACCCTGATAAATTCTTATATTTAGACCCTCCTTATTTTTTAGAAAAAGATGAGGATAATAAAATGTTTACAGGAATTTATCCTATGAGAAATATTCCAGTTCATCACGATGGATTTAATCACGAAAAATTAAGAGATTTATTATTAAATCATAAAGGTGATTTTGTGTTATCCTACAATAATTGTGAGACCATTAGAGAATACTATAAGGATTTTGAATTATTCTACCCTAAATGGAATTACTCTATGGGTAATGGTGAAACAAGAATTGGAAAGAATAGAAATGAAATGGGTATAACCAACTCAAAGGAATCTCACGAAATTTTAATTGTTAAGAGATAACCTATTGACTTATTAAATAAATTTACAGATAATTATAAAAACTAAAAACTATGGATGAAAAATATTTTGTGGCAAGAGTAACCATTGATATGGTAGATGCTGAATCAGGAAAATTAAAAAAACAAAAAGAGGAAAAATTGGTTAAGGCTTTTAGTCCGACAGATGTTGAGGCGAAAGTAACAAAACTTTTTGAGTCGTTTACTCAAGATTGGAGAATCACGGCAATTGTTGAAAGTAAAATTGATGAGGTGGTAGAATAATTAATTTTAATTACAATTAATAAAAAGGAGGGAATTATCCCTCCTTTTTTATTTTCCATATATTTATTGTTAATGAAAATTGTAATTACAAAAGAACAATATCAAATTTTACAAGAAGCTTTCAAAAAAAGAGAAGAGGATAAAATCGCGACCGCTATTAGAGATAGTCTTAAATTAGTTTATCAACCAAAAGGAAAATGGGGAGTGATTAACGAACCTGATAATAATTGTGAAACAGGTGAAGGAGTTATTGGTGTGTACCCTCATTTAGAAGGAATTGATAATTGGTCAATCTTAAATAGATTCGATACAAATAGTTTAGTTAGAAATAGGTTAAAAGAAATTTATACTAAGGACACAAATAATTCTAATTTTAATAATGAAGAATTTATTAAATGGTTATTAGAAAATAAAGAAAAATTATTTGATGGTGAATATACTCAAGAATTAGTTGATTTAAATAAATCAACCGTAGATAAAGGGAATAGAAATGAGCAATTCGCGATTGATGTTTTAAAAACCGAATTCCCTAACTCAAATATTAAAAGATTTTGTTCAGGTGATAAAAGAGATACCAGAATGGGTATGGATATTGCGATAGAATCTGAAGGCGATGTTATGTTCGCACAAGTTAAATCGTTTGAAAGTGTTAAACATATGTACGAACCTGAAACAGGTAAAGAATTTTATATGGTTAAGGCATATTTTAATCACGAAAAATACTCAGAAACAAATGTTCAGTTTTTCTTCTTTGTTAATTTTGATAAGGGAGAATACGTATTATTTCAAAATATAAAATCCAATATTCAAACTTCAGGAAATCAAAAAACATTATTTTTAGAAAACCCTTTATTAATATCGGATAATTTAGAATTAGGTAGTGAACCTGAAGAGAGAGTATATAGACAAACAAAAAATATTAAAAAACAGAAAAAAGTTAAAGATATATTCAAAACATCTAACAAAAAATTAGATAATTTAATTAAGAAAAGAGAACTTATCGATAAATTAATCGCTAAAGAATTAGAAAATCTTAAAACGAGTCAATAAAAAAATAGATAGGAAATTATTAAAAATAAGAATTTTTTAATAATCACACATATTTATATTAATAAATTATAACCAAAAACTATGGCAAAAGAAAAATCAGTAGTTGAAGAAGCGATACTTCAAATGAAAAATTTAGAAGAAACAGTCGCTGAAAATGCAAAAGGAATACTTGCGTCTACAATGAAGCAAGAAATCAAAGAACTGGTAAAAGAATCTCTATCCGAACAAGAAGAAGAGGAAGAAGAGGTTGATGATGTTGAAATGGATTCTGAAATTGAAGAACCTGAATCTGATGATGAAGGTGATGAAATGGATGATGATATGGAAACTGATAACGAAGAAGATATGGATTTCCCAGACATGGAAATACCTTCAGATGAAGAAGAACCTATCGACTTAACGGGAAAATCTGACGAAGAAGTTCTTCGTGTATTCCAATTAATGGGTCCTAATGACAATGTTATTGTTACAAAAGACGACTCAGGAAACATCAATCTTAAAGATGGTGAGAAAGAATACATGATTGTGCAAGAATCTGAAGAAGAAGAAGTTATGGATACGGACTCTGATGAAATGATGGAGGAAACAGAAATGGAAATGGAAGAATCTTACAAAGAAGATGAAGAAATGGAAATGGACGAATCTTATTTAGAAGAAGATGAAGAAA